GTGGTAAAAAAACTAGCCAAGGCAACACAAGAAATATTGGTATGAGTACCATGAACAAACACAAGCGTAGAAGTTTTAAAAAATATAGAGGACAAGGGAGATAATATGTTTAAAAAATTATGGGCTAACAGGAACAAAGGAGTCTACAAAGAAGCAGACCCAGAGGATTTATCTATAGATAATGCTTACAAAACTAGGTGGGTATGGTATCATACTATCTTAGGCATAGAATTATTTATGGTTAATGTACTGCTAGTAGCAATACTAGTATTAATATCAATAAAATTATAGTGAGGTATAATATGATAGGTAAAATGATAAGTGGATTTTTATTTACTTTTATTATTGTGGTTGGATTGTCAATCGGAACAACACACAATAAACAAATCAAAGCACTTGATAGAGAAATAACAAACCTAGAACAAAAGTTTTATAAAATAAATAGTATACAAAACGACATCATAAATGCTGTTGAAGACTTAAGATTTATTTTAGAATCAATAGAGGATAATGCAATAATAATTGAAGAGCATGAGTCTATTGATGAAGCAATAAATATATAAGGCTTGTAAATTATTTTTACTTGTGTTATAATGACTGTAGATTTTAGGGAACGAAGAGTAACCTGCCCTCTATCTCCATTAATTAAAGGTTTGGCTCAGTCCATGGCTTCGAGAGTAGTCAGCTCACAACTCTCACGATTTTTTAATTAGCTATAAATGGAGGAAACAATATGGCAATATTAGAAGGCTCAGTAAAATGGGCAAGTATAACCACTCCGAACACAAAGTTCGAACCAGTCTACACAGTCGACTTAATAGTTGACGAGCAGATTGCTAACGACTTTGCTTCTCGTGGTCATAAAATAAAGCAGCATGACGAAGGTTCTGCTGTAGTAATCAAGCGTAAAGTAAATGGTCCGAACGGAATGGTTCGACCTGCACCAAGACTGCTTGATACTGAAAAGCAAGAGTTAAATGTTGCATTAGGCAACGGCTCTAAAGTCAGAGTACAATACAATGAGTATTCTGGTGAAGGTAAATTTGGTCCTTATGTAGGATTAGACTTACAAGCTGTTCAGGTAATTGACTTAGTAGCCTACAAGTCACAAGATGGTGATGAACTATTGAGTGATGGAGAAGAATTCTAATGATAATTACTATTAAGAACGATGATGGCATAATATCATATGACATCAACAGTATAAGTGATGAACAAAAACAACAAGAAGCTAAGATTATAGTTTCTAAAGTTTCAAGTTTAGAAATTATTACTGAGGCTTTAGGCTTTGCATCGGCTACTCATCGAGCTAACTTAGAAAAGTTACTTGGTGATAGTCCAGAAGCTTTGGTCGAAGAAAGTACTACCGAAGAAGAAGAAACCTCTGACGAAGAGTAGTACAATTAACTAACAAAAGCTAGGCGGGGTAGGAAAATTTCGTCTAGCTTTTCTATTTGGAGATAGAATATGGAACAAAACAAAACAACATTTATTAAACATAAGCTACCATGTAATAGTTGTGGTGGGTCAGACCCAGTATCAATGAACCAAGACGGTTCGGCTTATTGTTTTAGTTGCTCTACATTTTTCCCAGACTATGAGAAAAGTAAAGGTGTATCATTACCAGTAACTAAGCCTAAAGAAAATAATACTTTCTTGACTTCTTACTCTGGTATCTATGGAGCATTGACAGATAGAGGTATCTCAAAAGAAACTGCTATTAAGTTTGGAGTTAAGATTATTAACGACCACGCTGACAAAATACAGAAGCATGTCTATCCATTTTATAATGGTTCAGAAGTTGTTTGTACTAAGACTAGAGTTATAGATAACAAAAGTTTTTACAGCAATGGTACATATGAAGGCACTGGTTTATTTGGTGAGCAGATGTATCGTAATACTAAAGGTAAGTACTTAACTATTACCGAAGGTGAATGTGATGCTATGGCAGTTGATGAATTATTTCAAGGCAAGTATGCAGTCGTATCACTTAAGCGTGGTGCTGCAGGTGCAGTTAAAGACATCCGAGAAAGCATTGAGTTTGTTGAAGCATTTGATACAGTTGTGTTGTGCTTTGATAATGACAAGGCAGGACAGGAAGCTGCTAAGAATGTAGCTCGTATAGTAAAACCCGGAAAGATTAGGATAATGAATTTACCTAATGGTTACAAAGATGCTAATGATATGCTTAGACAAAAGAAATATTCTGAGTTTACTAAATCATGGTGGGAAGCTAAGACATATACTCCTTCTGGTATCATGGAGTTATCATCACAGAAAAGTGATTGGTTAAATCGTGAGACAAAAGAAAGTATTGCTTATCCTTGGGAAGGTCTTAACAAGAAACTATATGGGCTAAGACGAGGTGAGCTAGTAACACTTACTGGTGGTACAGGATTAGGTAAGTCTTCTGTGACTAGAGAGCTTGAGCATTGGCTTATTAAAAATACTAAAGACAATGTAGGTATCGTTGCCCTTGAAGAAAATTGGTTACGAACTGCTGACGGTTTAATATCTATTGAAGCTAATGACAGAATATATCTTAATGAGAAACGAGATAAGTATACACCTGAACAACTCAATGAGTTCTTTGATAAAGTAATTGAGAAAGATAGAGTCTTTATCCATGCTCACTTAGGAGCTACAGATATTGATGAGATATTTTCTAAACTTCGTTACATGATTATTGGTTGCCAATGTAAATGGGTAGTGCTAGATCACTTACACATGCTTGTCAACATCTTATCAGAAGGTGATGAACGTAGAGGTATTGATTCACTTATGAATAAACTTCGTAGTTTAGTTGAAGAAACTAATGTCGGCATGATATTAGTATCACACTTAAGAAGAGCTGCAGGAGAGAAAGGACATGAGCAAGGCATTGAGGTATCACTATCTCACTTGAAAGGCTCACAAGGTATCTCACAGTTATCTGATTGTGTGATTGCTCTTGAGAGAAACCAACAAGCTAAAGACCCAGAAGAGGCTAGTCGTACTAAAGTAAGAGTACTTAAGTCTAGATATACTGGAGACACAGGACTTGCATGTACTTTGCAATATGATAATAACAGTGGTAGACTATATGAAACCACAGACTCGGAGACATTTGATAATGAAGAAACTTATTTTTGATATAGAAGCAGACGGACTGACACCTACTAAACTCTGGTGTATAGTTGCAAAAGAATTAGATGGTACTACACATACCTTTAATCCTGACCAACTAGAACAGGGCAAAGAGTTTTTACAAACTGCTGATGTACTTATTGGACACAACATAATTGGCTATGATATCCCTGTCTTAGAAAGACTAATAGATTTTAAATACACTGGTGGTATTGAAGATACTTTAGTTATGTCTAGATTATTTAATCCGGTTCGTGAGAACGGACACAGTTTAAAAATCTGGGGCTATCGTGTTGGCTTTCATAAACAAGAACAGCCAGAAGACTTTGATAGTTATACTCCTGAAATGTTAGAGTATTGTACTAGAGATGTAGAGTTAAACGAGGTTGTTTATAAAAAATTATTAGATGAAGGTCGTGGCTTTAGTGATGAGTGTCTTTCTTTAGAACATAGTGTTGCTAAGATAATGAACGAGCAAGAAAAAACTGGCTTCCTATTTAACGAGAAAGAAGCTACACTATTACTAGCCAAACTAAAAGATAGAATGGTAGAAGTAGAAGATGAAGTTCATCGAACATTCAAACCTAAATGGGTTGATGTTAAGAAAGTTATTCCTAAACTTAAGAAAGATAAAACACTTTCTAAATCTGGATTAACTAATGTAGAGTATGCTGAACGAGTAGATACTAATAACATTACACCTTTTATGAGAAAAGAATTACAAGAGTTTAATCTTGGTAGTCGTAAACAAATTGGTGAATACTTAACAGACTTTGGGTGGAAGCCAGAAAGATTTACACCTACTGGTCAACCTATTGTTGATGAAGGTACACTTAAAAAGATTGAACATATACATGAAGCTAAACTTATTGCTGAGTTTTTGTTATTGCAAAAGCGTATAGCACAGATAACTTCATGGATGAAAGAACTTAAAGATGATAGAGTACATGGACATGTTATTCCGAATGGAACTATAACAGGTCGTATGGCTCACTACAGTCCAAACATGGCACAGATACCTGCTGTTTACAGTCCTTATGGTAAAGAGTGTCGTTCTTGTTGGATTGTACCTGAAGGTTATAAGTTAGTTGGTATTGATGCTAGTGGTCTTGAACTAAGAGTATTAGCACACTACATGGGTGACAAAGATTACATACATGAAGTAGTTAATGGTGACATCCACTCAACTAATCAAAACTTAGCAGGACTAGATACAAGAGATAAAGCTAAGACTTTTATTTATGCTTTAGTATACGGAGCAGGTGATGCTAAGATAGGAAGTATTATAGGTGAGAGTAAAGAAGGTGGTTCTAAACTAAAGAAAACTTTCCTTACTAACTTACCTGCACTTAAAAATCTTACCACTAAAGTACAACAGGCTTCAAGACGAGGGTACTTAAAAGGTTTAGACGGTAGAAAAATATATGTTAGAAGCGAACATGCTGCATTAAATACTTTATTACAAGGAGGAGGTGCTATTGTAATGAAGAAAGCTATGCAGATTCTAAATGATTTAATTAAATTAAATACTTTAGATGCTAAGTTTGTAGCTAACATCCATGATGAATGGCAGATACAAGTTAAAGAATCTCAAGCAGAAGCAGTGGGTATTTTAGGAGTAGAAGCTATAGTTAAAGCAGGAGAACATTTTAAAATGAGATGCCCATTAGACGGTGAATTTAAAATAGGAGAAAGCTGGTATGAAACTCACTAAAGTTTGTAGTAAATGTAATGTAGAAAAAGAACTTAATAAAGAAAATTTTTCACCTAGATATGATAGAAAAAACAAATCTGGAAATGTTTTTAGAACTGATTGCAGAGATTGTTATAATAAACTTACTAGAGGTAATCCTAAATATTTAAGAAAAGCCATGATAAGACATGCTAAAAAAAGAGCTCTAGATAAAGGATTAGAATTTAATTTAAAATCAGAAGACTTAACTTATCCTGATGTTTGTCCTGTGTTAGGAATAAAATTAAAACATGGTGCAGGTAANGGTAAAGATAGAGATAATTCTCCATCACTAGATAGAGTTGATAACAATATTGGTTATATACCTAGCAATGTAATTGTTGTTTCAGTATTAGCTAATAGTATAAAAAGTTCTGCAACACCTAAACAAATTTTAAAGGTAGGAAAATTTTATGATAAACTATATAAACAAAGAGGAATAAAAAATGAAATCAATTAAAGAACAATCAGCCAGTAGAAAAGGAGACTTAGCAGAACACTATGCTGTAACTTGGTTATGGGATAATGGATATGAAGTCTTTAAAAATTGTGGGTGTGATGGGTTTATTGATTTAGTAGTCAGAGACCCTAAAGGTACGATACAATTAGTCGATGTTAAAACAGCAGGTATAAAAAAAATAAAAAATAAACATGCTGTTTGGCAATCAAAATCAACAAGAACTCAGGAACAAGTAGAAGCAGGTGTAAAGTTTTTACTATTCATTCCTGATACAAGAAAATTAAGGTGGGTAAATCATCGTGGAACATAAAAAAAA